CTGTTGGTTTTGGAGCTACTTGAGTTTTAAAGGTAGATTATGATAACGGAACATCTTCTACAATTAATTATACCTCCAAAACTTTAAATCAGTTCTTTGGATGCTCTGGAGTAGATCAAGTTATTCCTTCTAAGCAAAATCTTAGAATGGATGTATTTGCTTATGGATATTCTGGTGTTGGAACTGCTAATGTAGTAAAAGTTAGAGTAACTGGAGTACTATCTGGTTTAGATTTAAATTTCCCTCTAACTTACGGTATAAAGGAAGGAGATATTATAGAATCTGCTAATCTTGGAGAAACAGTAAAAAATTTACAAGCAACTGAGTTATTTTATAATATTTGTCCTACATATAGTGTAGCAAGTTTTGAAATTGCAGATCTTTCAAATGAAAGTTATAAACTAACTTTATTTGACCCTCATACATTTAAGGTAGGGGATACAGTCTTTATGAATGGGACTGAGGGTGAAGTTATTGTTATTAATAATTATAAGGAAGTAACAGTAAAAAGTGTTGGAACATTAGTAGTAGGAAGATCTTATACAGCTCAAAGATTATTATTAAAAGCAAAATTAGAAAATTATCCAGAATCTAGTAATTATACTACAAATGTTCAAAATGCATATAAAGATAATAATGGAGTAGTTTATATTACTTCCTCATCTATTCCAAGTTACTTTAATGAGTTTTTAGATATCCCAAATAATAAAATTTTCTGTTCTGGGGTATATGATGAGGATACTGAATTAACAGTAGTAAATCATGGATTTATTACAGGAGATCATATCGTTTATAGTGGAGTTAATGAAGATAATAAGTTAGATATTGTAGAAAAACAATATTTTGTTAGAAAGGTAGATAATAATACTATAAAAATTTCCCATAGTCTTTCAGATCTTTCTAATGATAATTATGTATCTTTTTCTGGAACAATAACAAATAATGTTTTAGAATTATTTAATTTTTCATCAAAAACAATTGAATCTCAAAAATTAATAAGAAAAGTACCAATTCCAGTAACTTCTCAAAATAAAATTAAAACAGAATCAGGAAAAACTGGTATTTTGGTTAATGGTGTTGAAATACTTAATTATAAATCAAAAGATATAATTTATTATGGATCTATAGAAAAAATTGACGTTCTTACTGAAGGAAATGGTTATGATGTTATTAATCCACCTATTTTAACAGCAACATCTACAGTTGGAAGTGGATTATCTGCTTATTGTGAAGTTGAAGGTAGTGTAGAAGAAATACAGGTTCTTGATGGTGGATTTGACTATCTATCACAACCTACTATTAAAATTTCTGGTGGTAATGGGTCTGGATCTATTGCAATTCCTAATTTAACTTTGGTAGATCATTCTGCAAAGTTTAATTCTATAGAATCTGCAGGATTGGTAGATTTAACTAATAATACTATAGCATTTAGTACTTATCATAAATTTAGAGATGGTGAATTTATAACTTATGATCCAGAAGGACAAACTGCTGTTGCTGGATTAACTACTTTCTCTCCTTATTATTGCGCTGTTAAAAATTCAACTACTGTATCTTTACATACTAATTTTGATGATGCTATTGCTGGTATTTCCTCTATTAATCTTACAGACTATGGAGTGGGAACTCATGTATTAACATGTAATGAGAAAAAGAGAATTGTTAGTTCTGTAAGTATTGCTAGTTCTGGTGTTGGATATAAGAATAAATTAACTTCTACCACTACTGGTATTAATACATCCTTTAATTTAATAACCATTAATGATCATGGATATGAGACTGGGGATTTAATTAGATATGATGCTAAATCAACTCCTATAGTTGGTCTTTCTACTTTGACTGATTATTATGTCAAAAAGGTAGATCATGATTCATTTAGATTATCTGCTGTTGGTGTAGGATCTACTGCAAAAGATTTCTACTTAAGAAATCAAAAGTATGTTGATTTTGTTTCTTCTGGATCTGGAATTCATGAATTTAATTATCCACCAATAGAGGTATCTATAACTGGAAATATTGGTGTATCTACTTTATCTGGGCAAGATTTTAATGCATCTTTAAGACCCATAGTAAGAGGGTCTATAAAATCTGTATATATTGCAGATGGAGGAATTGGATATGGATCATCTGACATTATCAATTATAATAGACAACTTTCATTTACTTTCAATAGAGGAAAGGATGCACAATTCCATCCTGTTATAGAAAATGGAAAAGTAACAAATATAATAGTTCTTAATTCTGGATCTGGATATAATAGTCCTCCTAATTTAAAGATTTCTGGATCTGGACAAGGAAGTGTTATAACTCCTGTAATTGAAGGTGGTGAAATAGTATCAGTTAAAGTTGTTCATAGTGGTATAGGATATACTTTTTCAGATATTGTAACATCAATTACTCCTGCTGGATCTGAGTGTACTTTATATTCTGTACCTAAAGTATGGACTGTTAATAAGTTTGAACAATTATATCAATCAAATAAAATATCATTGGATGATGGGGTTGTTTCTGATGGTAACTATGGATTGCAATATAATCATTTATATGCACCTAGAAAATTAAGACAAAGTGTTTATAGTAAAAAAACTATAGATGGGGAGGTAATTCTTACTCCAGATTTAATATATGAAAATGATATAGAACAAGTATCAGAAGAACATTCTCCTATAATTGGATGGGCTTATGATGGACATCCAATTTATGGACCTTCAGGATATTCAAATCCTACTGGAGGGGATGTTAAACTTCTTACATCTGGATATGTTAGTGGTATAGCAACAAATAGACCCAATCCACAAAATTCAAATGGAGAGTTTTTATTCCCTCAAGGATACTTTGTAGAAGATTTTACTTATAGTGACGATTATGATTTAGATGAACACAATGGAAGATTTTGTAAAACACCAGAGTTTCCAAGAGGAACTTATGCATATTTTTCTACTGTAAATTTAGAAACAGATTCTGAAGGATCTTTTAAAAATAATAAAAAACCTCAGTTTCCTTATTTTATAGGGGATTCCTTTAATTCTCAACCTATTGATTATAATTTTAATTTTCAATCAAATCAAGATACTATAGATCTTAATAAAACAAATTTAGTTAGAAATACTTCTCCTTATAATTTTAATTTTGGAAATACAGATTATGATTTTGTTTTTAGTCCATCTACAAAGTCTAAATCTAAGGTTATGTCCATTGCAGATGGATATTTAAATGCAGTAGGAATTAAAACTGCAGGATCCAATTATCAAGTTGGAGATGTAATTTCATTTAATAATGAAGGAACTGGTGGATATGGAGCTAATGCAAATGTATCATTTCTTAGAGGAAAAGATGTATATAATATTAGTATCGCTTCTACTACTTTTAGTAATGTAGAATTTTCTTCATTGGGTAAGGGGGTTGTTGGTTATACTACAGTTCCTCATAATTTATTTTCTACAGAATTAGTTACAATATCTGGATTAAGCACTAATAATATATTAAACAACTCAATAAGAAATGTAGGAGTAATTACAGATACATTTAGATTGTTTAATGAAGTAAATGCTACTACATCCACTGGTATTGTTACTTTCTTTAATATTAATGGAGAAATAGATTCTTCCCTTTTAATTAAATCAAATGATATTCTAGGTATTGGCACTGAAAAAGTAAAAGTATTAAATGTAGATCAAGTTTCTTCTAGAATCAGAGTTTTAAGAAATTATGATTCTACTATAGGATCTTCACATACAGCAGTTTCTTTATTATCACAACAACCAAGATCTTTTATTTTTGGTCTTGGTGGGTCTGATAATAATAATTTTAGAATCAATAATGAGTTGTATTTTGATCCTAAAGAATCTGTTGGATTAGGAACTCTTGCTGGAGTTGGTATAGGATCTACCTTAGTATTTGCTAATCCTGGAGCAGGAATATCAGAAATTTTCATTCCTACAAAATCTCTTTATTTTAAAGATCATGGATTAAAAACTGGTGATATTTTAACATATAGAACAAATGATGGAACTGCACTTGGGGTTTCCACTGATGGAATCATGGATTTCACTCTTGATAATGGACAAACCCTTTATGCAGCTAAATTATCTAACGATTTAATTGGAATTGCTACAGGTTCAGTTGGATTAGGATCTACTGGTAATATAGTAGGAATTAATAGTATTACTAATATTAGTACTTTATATTTTACTGGAATAGGAACTGGTGTATATCATAGTTTAAAAACTAATTATTCTGATATTATAACTGGACAAGTTCAACGATCTGTAGTAACAGTATCTACTGCATCTACTCATGGTTTAATACCTGATGATCATATTTTCTTTAATGCAAATCCAGGTATAACAACTACTATTAATGTAGCATATAATGATTATAATAGAAGATTGGTTATTAATCCTAGAACTTTTGTTTCAGGAAATGTTAATACTACAAATAACACTATTACAATATCTAGACATGGTTATATTGATGGACAAAAAATTATTCATACTGCTACCACATCTTCTGGGGGATTGGTAAATAACGGGATGTATTTTGTGTATGTTGTAGATGATAATACTATTAAATTATGCAATGATTACTATCAGTCAGTAAAAACTGCACCAGAGGTAATTTCTATCACTAGTGCATCTGGAGGAACAATAGCATCTATTAATCCTAGAATTAATTTAGAGAGAAATGAAAAAATAATTTTTGATCTTTCAGATTCTTCTTTATCATTTAGTGATGGTACTAATTCATATAGTGCATTTGATTTTAACATTTATTCTGATATTGACTTAAATAATGTTTTTGAAAGTTCTAAAAAAACAACTGATTTTAATATTGAAAAATCTGGAAGGATTGGTGTAGATTCTAATGCCAAATTAACTATTAAAAATGTAAATCAAATAAGTCAAAATTTATATTATAATTTAATACCAATTAATAAATCTAAAAATTTAAAAGTTAAAAATGAAATTATTAGAGATGATATTAATATTATTGCTTCAAATGCGTTAAAACTATCTTTTGGATCTTTAGGAGGATCTCAAATATTAGTTGGAGCTAGTGGAACTACATTCTCATTTGTTATACCATTTGAACCTAAGAAATTGGAATATTCTTCAGGGGATGGTGAATTTAACTATATCACTAACTCATCAACTTCTTATGGACCCATTGGTAAGGTTGCATTATTAGATGTTGGTAAAAATTATAAAATTTTACCAGGTATTTCTACCATTACATCTGTTCATGGTAAAAATGCTATACTTAAGGCTTCTAGTACCAATATAGGTGCAATAAAGAGTATTGATATAGAAAATATAGGATTTGACTATCCAGTAGATAAAACTCTCAAACCAGATGCTTATTTACCACAAGTTTTAGAAGTAAAATCTTCTCACACATTAGAAAAAATAGGAATTACATCAACAGGAACAAATTATACAGAATCTCCAAATTTAGTTCTTATAGATCCTTTAAGTAATTCAAAAGTTACTGATGTTGAATTGGATTATAAATTAGGTGATGAAGAAGTAACTATTTTAAAAAATGTTAATGACTTGAGCTCAGATACTCCAATAGTCATTCCTACTTTCAATTCTAATGGAATAAAAATAAGTAATATTGATTACAATGATACTACCAAAGATGTTACTGTAACTATTGGAGCTAGTTTTAGTGATGCTGCAGATTATCCATTTGAAGTAGGTAAAAAAGTATTAATTGAGGGAGTAAGTGTTGGAGTAGGAAGCACTGGTTTGGGTTATAATTCTGAAAATTATAATTATAAATTATTTGAAATATTAGCAACAGATCCTAATATTGGAGGAACTTTAGGAACTGTAAGATATAGTTTAGTGAATACTGTTCCTGATGGAGAAGTTCCAGGTGCATTTAAATCTTCTACCTCAGTAGGTAGAATTACACCAGAATCTACTTTTCCTATATTTGATGTTACTACTAAACCAGCATCTTTTAATTTAGGAGAAATTGTAGTGTCTGGTGATGAAACTGGAATTATTCAATCTCAATCTCTTAATTCTGGATATGTTACAGTATTGGGTGCGAGGAGATTTCTAAAAAATAGTATAATTACTGGAAAAGTTTCTAGAACTAAAGCAACTATTACTAATAATACTACATTCACTTCCTCCTATAATATAGGTTCTTCTTCTATTGTTAAGGAAGGATGGAAAGATAATGTAGGATTTTTAAATGATAATCAACAAAGAATTATTGATAGTAATTATTACCAGTTTTTCTCATACGCACTTCAATCAGAAGTACAATATGATACATGGAATGAACCAGTATCTTCTTTAAATCACACTGCTGGATTTAAAAAATTTAGTGATTTGATTGTTCCATCTCACAGAGATGTTGGATTTAGTACTACTCAAGATGAAACTAAATTTGATATTATATCTGATTTGGTTTCTGTAATGGATTTAAATTGTGTATTTGATTTTGATCTTGCTAAAGAAAGAACTGTGGAAATTGATTCAACTGTAGTATCAGATGAAATATTATTAGAGTCTAAAATTCTTCAAGATTATATTGAATCTATAGGAAATAGAGTATTAGATATTGATGATATTAGTCCTAACTTTAATAGCAATCCAAGAACTGATCCATTTATGGCAGTAGATACTTTCTTATTATCTAGTGCTAGATATAAGAAATATATTACTTATTCTAGAGATAAGAGATATACTGATGAAAGACAAATTTTAATAGTTTCTTTAATACATGATAATGCAACTGCTTATTTAAATCAATATGGAAGAGTTGAAACTGTAGGGGATTTAGGATCATATGATTTTGATATAGTAGGAGAAGAAGGAAGACTTCTTTATTATCCTAAGAAGTTTAGAAGAAATGACTATACAGTTTCTACTGTTGCGTTCAATATTGAAGATACTGTGGCAGGTATAGGATCCACTGCATTGGGTGATAGTATTAATATTGCTAGTAGCACTAAAACACTAGCATTAGGAACCAGTGCATCCACCACTGTTGTTGGTATTGCTTCAACCTATAGATCTTCTAAGGTTTTAGTTTCATATGCAGCAAGTGATAAGTCACACTATGAAGTAGATGAATTAACTGTTGTTCATGATGGTACTAATGTTGAATTGATGGAATATGGACAGTTAACTACAGAAATGGGTAGTGAAGATGGAACTCCTGGATTGGGTACTTATAGTGCTTCTTTATCTGGATCATACGTTAATCTTAATTTTACTCCTAATGTAAGCACTGCTAGTACCTATGTAATTAACACTTTAAGAGTTTCTATTGCATCTACTAATTCTGAATCTGTTGGAGTAGGCACTACTGTATTGAATACTTCTCTGTTAGATTCTACACTAACTTCTATAGGATCTACTTCTTCTCCTATTGCAGTTGGAATTGCTACATTTGATAATAGTGTTTATGAATGTGCTTATTATTTTGCAAGTATTGAAGATACAACCAATCAACAATATCAAGCATCTGAAGTTATTGTTGCCACTACTGACGCATCTCCATCTATAACTGAGTATGGAATTACTCAAAGTGGAGGAAATCTTGGAGATTTTAGTGCTTTATCTACAGCAGGTGTTACTACTGTTACATTCACTCCATTAGCTAATGCTGATGTTGAAGTTAAGGTATTCCAGAGTGCTTTAAGGGTTGTAGATGATGAAAGTACTATTACTACTATAGATTTGGATAATGCTTCAATTGATACTGGATATGGTCTATATGATTCAACAGAGTCTGATGTTAAGAGGGCATTTGATTTAAAACATAAGCAGAGAAATATATTTAAGAGAAATTTTGTAGGTAGTGCTACTACAGTTATTAATACAAACGAGAATACTATTACTATTCCTGATCATTATTTTGTAACTGGGGAACCTTTAACTTATGCTCATAATGGAACTGGTATACAAACTTCAGGTGGAGATCTTTCTAGTTCTGTATTTGCAATTAAAGTTGATGAATCTACTTTAAGATTAGCAACATCAGCAGAAAATGCATTGAAGACTATTCCTACTTACATTGGATTATCTGCTGTAGGTGTAGGAACTTCTCATTCACTTACTGCTCAAAATCCAAACTCTAAAGCAATCATTAGTATTGATAATGTAATACAGAAACCTATCATTCCTACTACAGTTACTACTACAGTGACTGGAGATGTAGCAACTACAGCTAATAGTATAACTGTATCAGGTATTACATCTATCTTTGGAGGAGATCTTGTTAAGATGGGTGATGAGATAATGAAGGTTACTTCAGTAGGATTTGGTGCTACTAATACATTATTAGTTACTAGACCTTGGATGGGGACTGAAGTTGCTGCTCATTCTAGTGGAGCATCTGTTACTAAGTTGCAAGGTGGATATAATATTGTAGATAATACACTTAATTTTTATAGTGCTCCATATGGACTAACACCAATATCAACTACATCTAATGAACCAGATAGTATAGATTGGACAGGAATTTCAACTCGTTCTACTTTCAATGGTAGGACATTTATGAGATCTGGAGTTAAGAATAAAGCAGATCAACCATATGCTAAAAATTATATCTTTGATGATATTTCTCCTCAATTTACTGGATACAGTACTAACTTTACTCTTAAATCTAATGGAAGTAATATTGCAGGATTTTCTACAGGTAATGCTATATTATTAATTAATGATGTATTCCAAGAACCAAAAAGAGATACAGGTAGTGTAAGTGTAGAAGGAGATTATACTTTTGTTGAAGATACAGATGATGTTGGTATTACTACTGTTCAATTCACTGGTACTATATCTTCTGTTTCATATGATCCTAATGCAGCTAATGTTCCTGTAGGTGGTGTTATTGTTTCTGTTGGATCTACAGAAGGATTTGGATATCAACCATTGGTGGCTGCTGGTGGAACTGCTGTAGTATCTGGATTAGGAACTATTAGTTCTATTAGTATTGGAAATAGTGGTTCTGGATATAGAGCTGGAATTCAAACTGTAGTAAATGTTGGTGTAGGTACATCTTCAACTGGTATACCTAATATAGAATTTATTGGTACTGCTGCTATTAGTGGTGGTAACATTGTAAGTATTGCTATTACCAATCCAGGAATTGGATATACATCAACCAATCAACCATTTGTAGTATTTGATGATCCATTATCTTATTCTAATATTTCACTAGAATATAGTTCTTCTTCTCTTACTGGTTCAGGAACACAGGCTAAGGCAAATATAGTAGTTGGTCAAGGATCTAGTGTAATTGGATTTGAAATTGTAAATGAAGGATATGGTTATGGAGTGGATCAAACTTTAACCATACCAGTGGGAGGGACTACTGGAATTCCAACAACTAGATCATTTGCTGGTGTTTCTTCAGAGTTCCAAATAACAATTGAAGAAGTTTATAACGATAACTTTGCTGGTTGGACTGTTGGAGACTTCCAAGTTATAGATCCTTTAGATTCATTGTTTGATGATAAATCTACTTCTTTCCCATTAAAAATAAATGGTGCTCAGAAAACTATTCAATCTAAACCAGGTTCTAATGTAAATGTTGAGTTGACTCTTTTAGTCTTTATTAATGATATTCTTCAAGTTCCTCAAAATGGATATACCTTTAATGGTGGTAGTTATATTAATTTTACAGAAGCACCTAAAGTAGGAGATACTTCTAAAATTTTATTCTATGAAGGAACTGGTTCTGTTGATGTAGCTAATGTTGATATTTTAGAAACTATTAAACGTGGAGATACAGTAACACTTCATGATGACAATAGGATTTATGATGAAGATTCTAGAACTGTAAGTGAAATATTAGCATCTGATAGTCTTTTAACTAATGTTTATGGTGACGCAGGTATTAATACTAATGAAAATTATAAGAGACCTCTTAATTGGTGTAGACAAACTGAAGATAAGTTTATAGATGGAGAAGCAGTTCCTAAAGATAGACCTCATTATGAACCATTAATTTATCCAAATACAAATATTATTCAATCCGTTGGAGTTGGATCTACTGTAATTTTTGTTTCTAATGTAAGAACATTCTTTGATAATACTAAAGAGAAATCTTCTACCCAAGGGAATATTAGAATTATTTCTCAGGATAATATTGTTGGATCTGCTGCTACTGCTATAGTATCTGGTTTAGGAACTATTAGTTCTATAACTATAGGCACAGTGGGTGCAGGATACACAGAAGCACCATCAGTAAGTATATCTAACCCAGTTGGATTAGGAACCCTTCAGAGGGCATATGCTACCTCTACAATAAGTAGTGGAAGTGTTTCATCTATTACAGTAACAACTGCTGGAGCAGCTTATACTAGCACTAATCCACCTCAAGTTCTCATAGGTGAACCAAAGATTTCTGCATATGTAGAAAGTATAGAGGATGTATCTTATACTGGTGATTTTGGTATTATATCAGGTATATCCACCACATCTGTGGGTGTAGCATCTACTGGTATTGTATTTGACTTACTTCTTCCAAAAGATTCTTTATTCAGAGATGCTAGTATTGTAGGAAGTGCTATGAGTGTTAGTGGAATTGCTCAAGGGTATTACTTTGTAGTTTCCAATTCTAATGTAGGTAATGCAGTTACATCTCTATATCAAGATGGAACGGTAGTGGGAATAGGAACTTCCTTCATAGATAATGTATACGAAGTTGCAAATGTTTCTATTGCTCAAACTATGGGTATAGGAATTGGATTAACCTATGTTGCTCAAGTAACAGTAAGTGTTCAAGATTATAATGGATTAACTGGACTTGGATATAGTGAATTCTTTGGTGATTATAGTTGGGGAAGAATTGCAACTCAACCTAGATTGAATGGTAAGGTATTTACATCATATGCAGGTGATTCTAATGGATTAATTGGAATTAATACATCTCCAATAGTTGAAAGAACTAACCCTCTTAAATCCTCAGATTATAATACATAAATAACTAAAAAATTGTAAAAAATGTCAGCAATTATAACTGATCAACTTAGAATATTGAATGCGAAGAATTTTGTATCTACTGCAACTTCTTCATCCAATGCTTATTATGCTTTTGTTGGTTTGCCTAATGCTAATAACTATTCACCTACTTGGGATGCAGATCCTCCTGCACCTAAGGATAGTTTTGATCAAGAAAATGATTATTGGGATACTATGATTGCTTTGAAGAAGATTTCTTCTTCAGATGTACGTAGAATGGTTAATAAGCATACTTGGACATCAGGTATAACTTATGATATGTATAGAGGAGATATCAGTAGAACAAATACAGCAAAACCCTCTGGATCAACTAGTTTATATTCTGCAAAATATTATGTAGTAAATGAAGATTTTAAAGTTTATATTTGTCTTCAAAATGGAACAGATCCAGAAAATACTACAGGTAGACCTTCATTAGATCAACCCACCTTTACAGATTTAGAACCAAAAGCAGCAGGAACTAGTGGTGATGGATATATTTGGAAATATCTTTATACTATCAAACCAAGTGAAATATCAAAATTTGATTCTACTAATTTTATTCCTGTTCCTACTGAGTGGGAAACAAGCACAGTTAATTCTGCAGTAAGGGATAATGCCTCTAGTAGTGGTCAATTAAAGATTATAACAATTACTAATAGAGGAGTTGGATTAGGAACTGCAAATAGAACTTATACTGGTGTTCCTATTAATGGTGATGGATCTGGTGCTGAAGCAACTATAGTTATTAATAATGATTCTAAAGTAGATACTATTGCAGTTTCTAAAGGGGGATCAGGATATACTTATGGTACTGTAGATTTAGTTGCTGGATCAGTTCCAACTGGAACTACTTCTCCTATATTTAATGTTATTATTCCACCAGAAGGTGGACATGGAGCAGATATTTACAGAGAATTAGGTGCTCATAATGTTTTAGTTTATTCTAGAATTGAAAATGATACAGAAAATCCAGATTTTATTACTGGAAATCAAATTGCTAGAATAGGAATTGTAGAAAATCCTCATGCTTATGATAGCACATCAAATTTATCTTTATCCAAAGCAAGTGCTCTTTATGCTTTAAAACTTACAGGAACTGGAACAACTACAGCTACTTTTAATTTAGATGGTCAAATTACTCAAACTGTAGGTTTGGGTTCTACTGCTGTAGGAAGAGTAGTGTCATACGATCAAACAACTGCAGTTTTAAAGTATTGGCAAGATAAGAGTTTAGTAGGATTTAATACTGATGGATCTTTAAAAACTGATCCTACTTATGGATATTCCTTACATTCATTTACAGCAAATCCAACAAGTGATGGAAGTGTTAATATTGAGAGTAATGAAGGCACTTTAGGAATAGATACTAGTTTTGGTAGTGCTGGTACTCCTGCTACCAGTGAGGTAATAAATAATAGAACATATTACCTTGGTCAGAGTTTTATTCAAGGAATTTCCAATCCTGAAGTTAAAAAATACTCTGGCGATATAGTATATGTTGATAATAGACCTGCTATTACTAGGTCTACAAATCAAAGAGAAGATATTAAAGTCATTTTGCAATTCTAAAGACTCATGCCACAGGAAACTAATCTAAACGTAGCTCCTTATTTTGACGATTATAATCCAGAGGATAATTATCAGAAGATATTATTTAAACCTGGACATCCTGTACAAGCACGTGAATTAACTGGAATTCAATCTATTCTTCAGAATCAGATTGAAAAATTTGGAACTCATATATTTAAGGAGGGGTCTTCAGTAACTGGTGGAGGACTTAAGTTTAATAATGGTTATTATACAGTTAAAATTAATAAATTTAATGAAGGAATTGATGTTAGAAATTATTTAACGGAAATTGCAGGTAAAATAATAATTGGAGCAGAGTCTGGAGTAAAAGCTCAAATAAAAGGATATATATCTCCTGTAGCTTATGAAAAATTTTATGTATTGGTAGTTAATTATTTAAATACTGGAGGAGATAATAATAGAAAATTTATAAGTAATGAAAGTATATTACTTGATGAGAGTATATTATCAACTCCATCTGGTGTAGTAATTCAAATTGGAGAAAGTGTAGCTCAAACTGTAAATGGGACTGCTTCTTTTGTTGGAGCAGCTGCTGTTTTATCTTCTGGAATTTATTTTGCTAGGGGATATTTTATTCAAGTACCAGAACAAACTGTTATTTTAGATCCATTTACTACTGATATAAGTGCTAAAATTGGAATATTAGTTCAAGAAGAAATTCTTAATTCTGATTATGATAGGGGATTATATGATAATGCAGCTGGATACAGTAATTATACTGCACCTGGTGCCGATAGATTAAATATTAGATTAACATTAGGATATAGAAGCATAGATGAAAATGTAACATCTAATTTTATAGAATTGATGGAGGTAAGAGAAGGAAGAATTACTTCTAATAGAAGAAATACTGAATATGATGAAATATCACAAGAATTTGCTAGAAGAACTAATGATGAATCTGGGGATTATTACGTTAAACCATTTACTATTACTCCTAGAAATACATTAAATAACTATGAAGGAAATAATGGACTTTTTGATAAAGATGGTATAACTTATAATAATAAGATTCCTAGCGAAGATTTAGGAACTTATAAGATATCTCCAGGAAAAGCTTATGTTAAAGGGTATGAAGTAGAATCAAATGTTCCAAAATTTTTAGATTTTAAGAAACCAAGAACTACTAAAACTTTAGAAAATCAAAAATTAAATTACTTTACTGGTCCAACTTATAAGTTAAATAGAGTTGCTGGAGTTCCTAATATAGGAATTGGCACTGACTATACTGTTAGTTTAAGAGATACAAGAATAGGGTCTGCATCTACTACTGCTGCTGGTAAAGAAATAGGAGTAGCAAGAGTATTTGATTTTGCTTTTGAATCTGGTGCTTATAATGCTGCAAATTTAGATTTAAATGAGTGGGATATATCATTATATGATATTCAAACATATACTAATATTGCTTTAAATACTCCTACAACTTTATCCGTTCCTACTCATGTTAAAGGTAAATCCAGTGGAGCTGTAGGATATTTAAAATCTGCGGTATCTGATTCTACTGATGTTACTCTTTATAACACTAAGGGAAGTTTCATTACTGGTGAGCAATTTATTTTTAATGGTATAGAGAGTGGGAATATTTCTGCAGGATCAACTTCATATAATACAAAGGATATTAAATCTATTCATGGTACAGTTTCTACTGCTAGTACCTTCAATGGAGATGTTATTCAAAGTGTATTTTCTAATATAGGGGAAGTTAGAATTAGTGCTGCTACTACTGATGGTGCATACTTAGGAATTTCTACAGTTACTAGCACAGATCCTAATAAGTTCTTTATAGGAATTGCTACTGTAGGTAATCTTGTTGAGTATTCTAATACTAATGCAGGATTTAATACAGTTTCTTATGCCAAAATAGAAAGTGTATCTCAAAGAAGTTTAACTATTTCTGGTATTACAACTGTTATTGGAGTTTGTGAAGGTGGTCTTCCAACAGTAGATATTAATCCTTCTAGTCTTAGAATAATAACATCAGAATTCTTACAATCTTCTGATGAATCTTTATATACTCCTCTTTCTAAAAGTAATATTTCTAGTGTAGATTTAACAGACGCTACTATTACTATTAGAAAACAATATGATGTTAATATTACAGATGGTTCTACTGGAGCTGTGAGTAGTGGTAGTAATGAAGAAACCTTTTTACCTTTTGATGAGGAAAGATATCTTTTAATAAGAACTGATGGAACTATAGAAACTTTAACTCAAGATAAATTCTCTTTTAATACTAATAATACAGAAGTAACTATTATTGGTCTAGGCTCTAATAGTGATGCAAAATTAATAGCAACTTTAACTAAGAGTAATGTAAAATCTAAAATTAAAGAAAAGAAAAAAATTAATATATTAACAATAGTTAATTCCAAGTTTTCTCAATCAGGAACAGGAAGTACTACTTTAAATGATGGTCTTACTTATTCTACAGTCTATGGAACTAGAGTTCAAGATGATGAAATTTCTTTAAACACTCCAGATGTGACTAAAGTGTATGGAATATTTGAATCTAAAAATACTAGTGCTCCCATATTTCCTAGATTAGCATTAACTAATATTAATAGCCCAAATTCTAAAACTGGGGATTTATTGATAGGAGAAACATTTAGAGGAAAAGATAGTAATGCTAAAGCAATATATGTAAGTAAGCATAATGATACTACTATCAACTACATTTCTTTGAATGAAAATATCTTCCAAAATAATGAAGAATTAATTTTTGAGGAATCTAGTATTACTTCAAAATTATCTTCTATGACTTTAGGGTCAAGTAATATATCTAAACAATTTTCGTATAATGATGGACAAAGAAATACAATTTATGATTATTCTAGAATAAAAAGAAAATCTAATTTTAAAGAACCATCTAAGCAATTAACTGTAGTATTTGAATCTGCATATTTTTCTGCTTCTGATACTGGAGATTTTACCACATGTAATTCTTATGATAATTTTTCATATGGAGAATTACCACTAATAGATGGTAATAGAGTTAGTGATATTATTGATATAAGACCTAGAGTATCTGATTTTTCTGGTACTACATATTCTCCATTTGAATTTTCAGGAAGAAGTTTTACTGCTAGTGGTAATTCTGCTAAAAATATTTTAGCATCTGATGAGAATTTAACGTTAAATTATTCTTTTTATCTTCCTAGATTGGATAAAATTTATCTATCTAAAGATGGTAGTTTTCAATTAGTAAAGGGAATTCCTGCAGAAACTCCAGAATTTCCAAATAGAGTTGATGGTGATTTAGAAGTTGCTTCTATTTCATTGCCACCATATCTTTATAATATTAATGATGTTAATATAACAATTACTAATTATAAGAGATATCAGATGTCTGATATCAGTAAACTTGAAAGAAGAATTCAAAATTTAGAATTTTACACTTCTTTGTCATTATTAGAAATTGATACCATGAATATGGAAATTTCTGATGTTGATGGATTGAATAGATTTAAATCTGGATTTATAGTTGATGATTTTTCTAATACTGAGAAACAACTAAAAAGAACTATAGTAAAAAATTCTATTGATTATAATAATGGAGAATTGAGACCATCTCATTACACTACAGAATTAGATCTATTATTAGATCTTAATAGTTCTAATGGAATAAGAAAAACTGGTAGAGTGTTATCTCTAGATTATAATGATGTAGTTGAATTAAATCAACCTTATGCAACAAGAGTAGAAAATGTTACACCTTATCTTGTAAATTACTACAGTGGAACTTGTTTTTTAACACCATCATCAGATATATGGGTAGACCAAGTAAGACAAGATGCTTCTACGGAACACTTAACTACTTATACCCAAACTAGTGAGCAAGTAGATGCAGGTGGATTTGATTCCAATTCTGGATATGGTCCAGTAACTTGGAGTTCATGGAATCATAATTGGACTGGTGGTGGTCAAAGAAGTGCTACTGACATATTCAATTACGGTGCTTGGACAAATACAGGAAGGGTTGATTATGTGAATCGTTCTGATCATTCAGGATATGATACTATTGTTTACCAAGAAAGATCAAAATCTGTGAAGAATGTGACGACATGGGAGTCTGCTACTGGAACTGCTACTAGAACTGGATCAAGATCTCTACAAAGAGAAACATTCACTACTAGAAGTGATGGAGATATTGTAATTAATACTGATATATCTTCATTTATGAGATCTAGGAATATTCAGTTTAAAGCTAATAGATTAAGACCTCAAACCAGTGTATATGCATTTTTTGATGGAGAAAATATTAATAAGTATATTATTCCAAAACTTTTAGAAATTTCAATGACTACTGGTACTTTCTCAGTAGGTGAGACTGTTATTGGAACTACACCTAATGGAAAGGAATTAATTAGATTTAAAGTAGCACAATCAAACCATAGAAGTGGTGATATAGATAATCCTAGTTCCATTTATAAAGAAAATCCATATTATGCATTTACACCTTTATATAAGAAAACTATATTAGTTGATAGTGTAGTTCCAATTACTAATAATCAATCTACTGCATCTTCTCTTTCTTCATCATTAATTACTACAATTCCTGAACAATATTCATCTACTTCTACTCTTCTTAATATAGATACTTTAAGTTTAGCAGAAAAATCTGATAATATATTTCATGGATATGTAGAAAAAAATCTTAGATTAGTAGGACAAACTTCCAATGCTCAAGCAACAGTTTCTGAGGTAAGACTTAGGAGCGATAGTAGTGGTACATGTATTGGTTGTTTCTTTATTCCTAATCCTAATGATTTAAATGCACCTAAATTTCAAACTGGAACTAAAGTCTTCAGATTAAGTAGTAATTCACATAATAGTCAAGTAGCTGGAAATGTTATTACAGATGCAACAGAAGAGTTTGAATCAAGTGGATCAATACAAGCAGTTCAAGAACAAATAGTTACTATAAGAAATATTAGAACTCATACACAAACACAGACAGAATCTAAATCTATTAATGAATCAGGAGGAAGTACTGTTAATAGTACTCAACTAGGAACAGAAACTAGGACTCAATCAACATTTACTTCAGTTGATCATGTAAGAGGATGTACAGATCCTAACGCACAGAATTATAATCCTAATGCTACTGTTGACAATGGAAGTTGTGACTATGATATTGTGATTGATTTACCTGATCCTGATATTGTAGGATGTCAGGATTCTAATGCAAGTAATTATAATGCAGCTGCTAATAAACCTGGTCCTTGTCATTATCCTCAAGGACAGCAGATTACTGGTACTGTATCAAGTACTACTAAAGGTGCTATTGCTCGTTATGAATCTAGGACAGGTCAAGGTACTTATTCAGGATCTGATATATCTACAGGTCAACCATTAGCAGAAGTAGTAACTGGTGGACCATCTACTCAGAAGGTTAATCTTCATACTTCTTTCCAAGTATTGGATAGTATAGTAGAAGATGGATATAATAATGTTTTAGGAAGAGATTCAGATCTAGGAGGATTTAAATATTGGAGAGATGAATTAAAAGCTAGTGATGATTTTAAAGAATTGATGGTAGCAATTAATGCTGCTGATTCAGAAAATGAGCACTTTACTACAACAGCAGCTTATCAAACTGCTTATAGTAAGTTGCAGAAGACAATGAATAACCATTTAGGTCATTCTGCAGAAAATACAGCTCAAGCTGCTGAAGGTGAAGAAAACTTTGATGCTCAGCAATTCCATGAGGATACTGATTTTGCTCATGCTGGTGGAGTAGCTGTTGATCTTGATGCGTGTTTAGATGATCCTTTAGCACAATCTTTCTTTGTTGAAAATTCAAAGGGAATATTTATTACTAAGGTAGATTTGTATCTAGGTAATAAAGACACATTATTGCCTTTAGTAGTTCAAATAAGACCTATGAAGTTGGGTCTGCCCACTACAAATCTTCTTCCTTTTGGTGAAGTTGTAATAGAACCATCAGAAATTAATATTTCTAATGATGCTAGTGTTGTTACTACAGTTACATTCCCATCACCAGTATATCTTCCTGGAGGAGATTATTATTCATTAGTTCTTTTATCTGCAAGTAGTAATTATACTGCTTGGATATCTAGAATGGGAGAAGTGGATGTTTCAACTACAAATTTACCAGAAGCAGACCAAATTATAGTAAGCAGTCAACCAACTCTTGGATCGTTATTTAAATCTCAAAATGGAGCAACTTGGAATGCAAGTCAATATGAAGATCTTAAATTTGTTCTTTATAGAGCTGAATTTACTAGAGAAGTAGGTAATATTAATTTTGTTAATCCACCTCTTTTAACTACTTCTGATGATATTTCTCCTTTGGTTAAAGATTCATTAGAACTTTCTTCTAATAAAATAAGAGTGGGATTAGGAACTACTGTAGTAGATTCTGGATTAACTTTAGGAAATACTGTTCAGCAGATGACAAATAATGCCACTGCTAATTATGTTGGATCTGCAGGAAGTGCAACTGGTAATTTAACTATTACTAATGCTGGTGCAGGATATACTCCATCATCAGGTGCTTTTACTTATCAAGATGTTTCTCTTATTACAGTAAGTGGTCATGGAATAAATGCTACTGCTAATCTTACTATTAGTAATGGTGTAGCATCTGCTGCAACTATAGTAGGTGGTGGTACTGGTTATTCTGTAGGAGATGTTGTAGGGGTATCATCAGTTGGTATTAATTCTCTTGGTAGAAATATTAGATTCTCCATTGCTGATATTAATGGAGCTAATGAACTTATTCTTGATAACGTACAAGGAGTATTTGAAACTGGAGTTGGTAAGACAGTTCAGTATATTAGAAATGATGGTGTTACTGTTGGTTTAAACTCTGGTGTTGGTGGAAATGTAACTCTTTCTGCTACTCCAGTAACAGTTACAGATGGTTTACATATTAAGGTAAATCAAAAGAATCATGGAATGCATTCAAATCAGAATACAGTCACCTTAACTGATATTCAATCTGATATTATTCCTACTACATTATCTGCAGATTATACTAATACATCAACTGGATCATTGAATCTAACTGATGCTTCTGAATTCAGTACATTTGAAAATGTTGGTGTTGGTACAACTAACTTAGGTTATGCTAAAGTGGGAAGTGAGATAGTATCTTATACTGGTGTTAACAATAACACCTTAACTGGTGTTACTAGAGGTGTAGATTCAACACAAACTTTATCACATAGTAGTGGAGATTATGCTTATAAGTATGAATTAGATACTGTTTCTTTGAGAAGAATTAATACAAATCATAACCTAGCAGATTCTACTGTAGTTGATCCTAGAGGACTTGATCATTATACTATCAAGGTTGATATGTCTACTAATGGAGTAGATAGATCAGTAGGAACAAGTTTCCCTCAACTTCATTTTGATATATCCAAATCTGTTGGTGGAAGTGATATTCTATCAAGTGAGAATATACCATTTGAAATTGTTACTCCTATTATTCAGAATATCACTCCAAGTTCTACTGTTTTAAATGCTCAATTGAGAACTGTAACTGGAAGTAGTATTGATGGTATAGAAACTCCATATAAGGATATGGGATTCTCTAATATTAGTTTGATAAATGATAACTATATGTCTAGTCCTAGAATGATTGCTTCTCGTATTAATGAGACAACATCTTTAACAACTCTTCCTGATAATAGATCTTTAACATTAAATCTATCTTTCAATACTACTGAAATTAATCTTTCTCCTATAGTAGACTTAGATAGATGTGGATTAATATTTACTTCTAATAGATTAAATAATCCAATTGAGGATTATGTTAATGATAGTAGAGTAAAATCTATAGAAAATGATCCTAATGCATTTGTATATGCTTTGAAACCAGTTACTTTAGAATCAGGTGCAACTTCTATTAAAATAAGTTTAGCAGCTCATATTAACATGACTAGTGATGTGAGAGCTTTCTATGCCATTGCAGAAGATCCTAATGATGAGTTAATTTATAGTCCTTTCCCTGGATATAATAATTTATTATCTACAGGACAAGTTATTGATCCATCTAAAAATAATGGACTTCCTGATAAACTTCTTCCTAAAACAGATGTTATTGCATATCTTCCTTCACAGGTAGTATGGAATGACTACTCATTCACTATTGATGATCTTCCTACATTTAGACACTTTAGTATTAAATTAGTAGGTACTGGTACTAATCAAGCTCAACCCCCAAGAATAAAAGATCTTAGAGTTATTGCACTTGCATAATATGAAAAAAATTGTAGAAGGACATCCTCATTTAAAAAGAGATGAAAAATCAAATGCTATAATAAATAGCAATTCAGATGAATATGAAAAGTATCTTTCATTACGCTCTAAAAAGAAGCAAGGAATAGAAAGAATAGATACTATGGAGAATGATTTGAAATCTTTAAAAGATGATATTAATGAAATCAAAAATTTACTAAGAGCACTGTCTAATGGCTAAAAACACTCTTACTTTTGATCCTAGTTCTGGTGTTGCATATGGTGTAAATCTCACCATCAATACTGGTTCAGATCTGGATGCTGACTATACTGTAGTTGGTACTTCTGGGACTGCTTTTGATTTTTCATCTGATAATGCAGTTGCCATAGGAACTGCTGCTGTAGCTGATTGGACAGGTTCTGCTCAACTTGCAAAAAGTATAGCAATTGGATCATCACAACATGCAGTAGCCACTTTTGATGTTGGATTTACTAGTGCTAAGGGTGGTGAGTTTAGATTATCATTAGGTTCAACTGCTACTAGAAATTTAACAGAAGGAAGATATGTTTATGATGTTTTAGTAAGTTCTGGTGCTTCTATTTTTAGAATAGTATCTGGAGATGTAATGGTTGTTGGTGGTATATCATCAGCACCATAAATAAACCTATAATAGTAAAGTAGATAGATGGCGCAACCAAGCACTCGAGGAGAACTTATAGATTACTGTAAGAGGAAACTTGGCGCGCCAGTTTTAGAAATAAATGTAGCAGATGAGCAGATAGAAGATTTAATAGATGATGCAGTTCAGTTTTTTCAAGAAAGGCATTTTGATGGGGTCTATCAGACCTACATGAAATACAAGTTAACTCAAGAAGATATTGATAGAGGAAAATCATCTAAAACTGGTGTTGGTATTGTAACTACAACTGCCACTGCTCCAGTATCATCTGGTATAGCAACTACTGCAGTAAATTTTGATTTTGAAGAAGCTAGTAATTATTTACAAGTTCCACCTGAAGTTTTAGGAGTTACAAAGATATTTCATTTTGATGGAAGTAATACTATCACTAATAATATGTTTAGTGTTAAGTATCAGTTATTCTTAAATGATGTTTATTATTGGGGATCTACTGAGTTATTATCTTATGCTATGACAAAGACATATCTTGAGGATATAAACTTTTTATTAACTACAGAAAAACAGATTAGATTTAATAAGAGACAAGATAGATTATATTTGGATATTGATTATTCTTCTGTTAATGTTGGTGATTACTTAGTTATAGATTGTTTTAGGTTATTGAATCCATCTGATTATGGTAGAGTTTGGAATGATTCATTTTTAAAACCATATGCTACTGCTTTGATTAAAAAGCAGTGGGGTCAAAATCTTTTGAAGTTCCAAGGAGTTAAATTACCTGGTGGTGTTGAATTAAATGGTAGAGAAATATATGAAGATGCTGAAAAGGATTTAGAAAAGATAAGAGAAAATATGTCCAATACTTATGAACTTCCTCCATTGGATATGATAGGTTAAGAATATGGCACTTAATCCTTACTTTCTACAGGGGTCTTCTAGTGAGCAAAATCTTGTTCAAAGTTTAATCAACGAACAGATTAAAATGTATGGGGTGGAAGTTTACTACATCCCTAGAAGATACATGACTAAGACTACTGTAATACAGGAAGTCATTGAGTCTAAGTTTGAGGAAGCAATTCCTATTGAGGCATATGTAGATACCTATGATGGATATGAAGGACAAGGTTCCCTTCTATCTAAATTTGGTGTTCAAGCACTTGATGATTTAACTCTTATCATTTCAAGAGATAGGTTTGAAAATTATATTACGCCACTTATTAAGAATATACCAAATATAGAATTAGCAACTAGACCTAAGGAAGGTGATTTAATTTATTTTCCTTTTGGAGATAGATTATTTGAAATAAAGTTTGTAGAGCATGAGAAACCATTTTATCAGTTAAAGAAGAATTACGTATATGAACTCAGATGTGAGCTTTACAGATATGAGGATTCTGTTGTTGACACTGGAGTTGGAGATATTGATGATAACCTAGAAAAAGCAGGTTATATTGAAACACTTACCTTGATTTCTTCAGGAACTACTGCTGTTCTGTCTACAGGAATAGTTGATGGAGCAATAAGTCAATTTACTATTTCTAATAGAGGATATGACTTTACTAGTCTTCCTAGAGTAGCAATATCTTCTGCTCCTTCTGCAGGACTAACTGCTGTTGGTGTAGCATCTATGAGAGATGATATAGTAGATTATGATGGAGAGAAATCTTATAAGATTCAAAGAGTGGATATTATTAATCCAGGATATGGTTATACTGTAGGATTAGAACCTGAAATCTATATGGTTGGTGGAGGTGGAGCAGGATTTGCTGCTACTGCCACTATATCTGATGGTTCTATTGGAATAGTCACAATTACCTCAGGGGGTACTGGATACTCTACAGTTCCTTTAATCACCTTTACAGGAGCACCTGAAGGGGGTACAACAGCAACTGCTGTAGCATACATAAATCACGTGGGTATTGTTACTCAGATTGGTATTACCAATGCTGGTGCTGGATATACTGTTGTTCCTACTGCTACAGTTACTGCACCTTATATGGGAGGTTCTGGCAACTACGTATTTAATGAAGTAGTTACTGGTGCTGCAAGTAGTTCTACTGGTAGAGTTAAATCTTGGGATGCATCTACTAGGGAACTTAAAGTCTCTATTCTATCAGGATCCTTTAATGATGGAGAGGTAATCACTGGTGAAACATCTGGTGCTGAATATGAATATCAAAGAGTTGCTGCTACTAATGTTGATGATGGGTATGCTGAAAATACTACCATTGAAACTGCTGCAGATTCTATAATAGACTTTACAGAAACTAATCCATTTGGAATGCCCTAAATAAGATACTAGGATTATAACAATGTTTGAATATTTTTATCACGAAATAATGAGAAGAACCATTATTTCCTTTGGTTCTATTTTTAATAACGTTAATATACAGCACGATAATAGTGATGGTTCTGTAGTAAGCACTACTAAAGTTCCTCTTGCTTATGGACCTACTCAGAAGTTTTTAGCAAGACTGGAGCAAGTACCTGATCTAAACAAACCAGTTCAAATTACATTACCTAGAATGTCTTTTGAACTAAATGGATTGAATTATGATCCTGCAAGAAAATCTACAACTACACAAACATTTTTAAAGGGAGTTAAAGGTGATAAGACTACCATAGCAAAGACATATCTTCCTGTACCATATAACTTAGAATTTGAACTTAGCATTTTTACTAAGTTGAATGATGATATGCTCCAGATAGTAGAGCAAATCCTCCCATACTTTCAACCTGCCTATACTGTATCAGTAGACCTAGTTGATACTATTGGAGAGAAAAGAGATATACCTATTGTCTTAAATTCTATCACTACCAGTGATGATTATGAAAGTGATTTCTCTACAAGGAGAGCACTTATCTATACTATGAAATTTACTGCAAAAACATATATGTTTGGACCAGTCAATACAGATGTATCCAAGGATATTATCAAGAAGGCATCTGTTGGATATGTTGCTGGTGGTAAGACAGCTACTCCTACTAGAGAAGTTACTTATAGTGTTGTTCCTAGAGCAGTCAAGAGTTATGGAGATACAGTTACTACAAATTTAAGTGAAAATATAGATGAGAGTGTTGCTATTATTAATGTTAATAGTGTTAGTGGTATAGAAGCAACTAATTACATATACATAGATCAGGAGGAAATGTACGTTGACTCTATCTCTGGTACAACATTAACTGTTAAAAGAGGTCAGGATAATACTACTGCCACAGATCATGTAAATGGAGCAGAAGTTAAAGTTATCACCTCTACAGACAATGCTGCTATAGAATTTGGAGATGATTTTGGATTTGATGGAACCATCTAATGACTAAAAACTTTGATGATTTAAATAATACTTTCAATATTACTGCAGATTTGGTATCTGAAAATCCTACTGAGGTGGGAATAACCAAACCAGAAAAGCATGAAAGAAGTGATATTGAAAAGGATTATGATTATACTAGAGGTAATCTTTATAGTATAATAGAGAAGGGACAAGAAGCAATTAATGGTATTCTTGAACTTGCACAGGATAGTGAGATGCCAAGAGCATATGAAGTAGCAGGTCAGTTGATTAAGAGTGTATCTGATGCTACTGATAAGTTGATGGACTTACAGAAGAAGTTAAAAGATGTAGAAGAAGAAAAAATATCTAAAGGACCTAGTACAGTTAATAATTCTCTTTTTGTTGGTTCTACAGCAGAATTGGCAAAGATGCTCAAATCTGTTAATATTGAAGATAATAAATAAAACATAAGGGAGAGAAATCCCAAAGTACTAAGATACTCATAACATGTCTGACGACAAGAATAAAAATTTGCCATCTATTGACGACTTTGAAGATAGTAATGAAGAGTTACCTTCACTGTCTGATCTTGTAGAAGAAAAGGATTTACCATCAGTAGAAAGTTATATAGAAAAAGAAGAAGAGATAGAAGAAGAAACACAAACTATAGAAGATGCTAATGGAGAAACTTTTGCAGAAGTAAAAGATATAGTTCCTCCTTGGCCAGAGTTATTACGTTTAGTTAATGATCTTAAAGAGAGTATTCCTGAGATACCTGAGATAAAATATTATGATAAAGAACTTGAAGAACTTGTAGGATATATTAATGAACTAAAAGAAAGTTTTCCAGAAGTAAGATATTATGAAGATGATATAGAGTCACTCAAGGAAAAGATAGAAAGTGTTAAAGAAGATATTCCTAAGTTTCCTAAGTGGATTAATGAAGTAAATGAAGTTCCTGATTTTTCTTGGATTGGGAAAACTTTTAGTGTTATTGAAGATGATTTTACTAAAGTAGATGATAACTTACACACTCTTAGAGATACCTTTAATCAGGATATTGAAAGACTTATAGAAAATATTGACACTAAAGACTTTGAGAAAAAAGTTGCAATTACTGAAGTAAAAGATTATTTAAATGAAACTAAGGATAAAATATACGACGAGTTAAAGGAGACTGCTCTTAAGATATATGAGTATAGAAATCAATTTAAGGATGATGATAGAAAGTTAAAAAAGAGTGTATTAAGTAAACTCAATGAAACAAAGCAAAATATTGAGAAAAGTATAGATGAATCTAATATTAAGCATCGTGAGTCTCATGGAGAACTTAAGAACTATTATAATAAATTAAAATTAGAAGTTAATAGTCTTCCTGAAGTAAAATATTATGATGAAGATATTGAAAGATTAAAAGATAAGAGTGATACTTATGGAATTAATATTAAAGAACTTTATAAGATTGTAAAGGATATAAAAGGAAAGCAAGTAGAATTAAAAGAAGATTATGAAAAGTATGTTGATGACACAGATCCATCAAAACCTATAGGTCCTGATCCTTCTCAGAAACAAGGAGAAGATCCTCTTACTCCAACAAATCAGAAGTTTGCTACCCTTCAAGATTTAGCATCAAACTATAGATTATTTGTTAATAGAGTTGAACAACAACTATTCACCATTGGTGGAGGTGGTGCAGTAGAGCTTCAATACTTAGATGATATTACTGGTATTTCTACTAATATCAGTGCTTATCAAGGCATGTATCTTCAAGTTGATACTAGTCAATCATCTGGTAAGAAATTCAAGTTTTCTAGTGTAGCTGGTGGTGGTAGTACTTCTTGGATTACTGATGCTGTTGGTATTCATACTTTATCTAATGTTGGAATTGGTACAACTGCAAAATCTAATTATTCTTTGTATGTACTTGGTGATGTAAAAACTGAAGCAGATGTTTATGCTACTGATGGTTATTTTAGTGGTATATTAACAGCTCATACATTTGATCATCATACAGTAACTGATATTCAATCTACTGGTATTATCACTGGTATGAGTAATTTGGATATTAGAGGTGATGCAAGAATTGTAGGAGTTCTTACTGTTGGTTCATCTTCTATTGAGATTGATGGTGATAATAATAAAATTACAGTTGGTGATGAAGATGTTACTATTACCAATTCAGCAGTTACTATTGGAGATAATGTAACTATTAACGCTGGAGCAACTGGTATTAACTCTGCTCCTAATGTTTTCTATGTTGCTAAGGATGGTAATGATTCTAATAATGGAACATCTATTGATAATGCTAAATTAACTATTGCTGGTGCTGTAGGTATTGCTACATCAGGATCTACTGTTAAAGTTCTTTCTGGAACATATGTTGAGACTAATCCTATACAAGTCCCTGCTAATGTTTCTATTGTTGGAGATGATCAAAGGTCTGTAAATGTAATAGGTAGTACTCCAGAGAAAGATATATTCTCAGTTAGAAAAGGATCTAAGTTAGCTAATATGACTTTCCAAAATCATATTGCTCCTGCTGCTGCAGTAGGATTTCCTACAGCAGAAATTGCAGAAAATGTAGGTGGTGGTAAATGGAAAGGACCATATGTTCAAAACTGTACTAGTGATACCACTACAGGAGTTGGAATTAGAGTTGATGGAGCACAAGCAAGACTACTTAAGTCAATGAATGTAGATGCTTTCACTCAATACAATCAGGGTGGTATAGGTGTTGCTGTTACTAATGGTGGATTTGCACAGTTAGTTTCATTGTTTACAATATGTTGTGATGAAGCAGTAACCTGTGATCAAGGTGGACAAGCAGATATAGCAAATAGTAACTGTAGTTTTGGAACTAAAGGATTAGTAGCAAGAGGTGTAGGTCCACTTCAGTTTACAGGAATTGTTACATCTACTGCTGCTGTTTCTCAAGCTGAAGTAACTCTTGATATAAACACTCCCACTAGAACTATTAGTGGAGTTGCTTATACTCATACTACTGGTCAAGCTACTGTTACTACCACTGCTGCTCATGGATTTGCAGTGGGTATGGGAGTTACATTATCAGGTATAGGATTTACTTGTGCTTATGGTAGTAAAATATATCCACATAAAAAACCATATGTTTTTGAAGTTGATGCTGTTCCAACAACAACTACATTTCAAGTTAATTTAGGAATTTCAACATTATCTCATACTTATGTTGGCGCTGGAGCAAGTGCAGGTACAGCATCTATTGATGTTGATAGACCTTATGATGGTCAGCAGGTATATTTTAATACTTTATTCAAAGAAGTTAGCACAATAACAGTTGGTTCTGGAGGAACAGGATATACGTCTACTCCTACAGTTACTTTAGATGCTCCTGCTGGTTCTAATGGAGAAACTGCTACAGCATTTGCAACTTTAGAAGATGAGTCTGTTAAATCTATTACTATTATTAGTAGTGGAAGTCAATATACAGGAACACCTGATGTGACAATTGGAGCACCTAATGTTGGAGTTAATACTGCAACTGCAACTGCTAATATGTCTCCCATTTATTATGCAATAAATAGTTCAACACCAGTATTTTCTGGAATTACTACAGTAACACTTGGTACTAATTTACTTAGTGCTGTAGGTATTAACTCAACTGCATATTTTTACCAACAAAGTAAAATTATTGCAAGTTCCCATACATTTGAGTATGTTGGATCTGGAAATACTATTGCCACTGCTACACCAAAACGTGGTGGAGTAACAATTCAAGCAAATGAAGTAATTACATCAGATGGTGGAAAGGTGATTTATACCAGTACTGATCAAGCTGGTAATTTTAGAATAGGTAATGATTTACAAATCAACCAAGAAACTGGTACAATTAGTGGAAGATCATTCAGTAAGAGTCTATTCACAGAAGTGACACCCTTTATCCTAGCATTAAGTTAATATGGCACTCGCACTTAATAAATTTCAAACAGAAACATTAGAAGTAACTAATTCTAATCAGACTGCCTATACTGCTCCAACTGGATATACTGCTATTGTGTTGTATGCACATGTAACAAATGTGACTACTAGTGCAGCTACTTTTACTATGACTCATGTGAGAAGTTCAACTACTACTGAGATTGTAAAGGATGCTTCAGTACCTCCATCAGATGCATATATTCCTTTAGATGGAAAATTAGTTTTAGAAACTAGTGATTCTATTAAGATTCAAGCAAGTGCAAATAGCAGCTTGAAATTAATCCTCAGTATCTTGGAAACTGCAAATGCCTAGATTATTAAGTCAAGCAAATTTTAGTAATATTACTGTTGCCAGTTTGACTACAACTAGCACTTCTCAGGTTGCATTAGATGTATTTTCAAAAACAAGTTTTAGATCAGTAAAATATCAAATACAAGTAACACAAGGAAGTAGTTATCATACTACAGAGTTTATCATTGTTCATAATGGATCTCTTACATTCAATACAGAATTTGCAATAGTGAAGACAGGAGATAGTCTAGCAACCTTTGATAGTGATATTAGTAGCAATAATGTAAGATTATTAATCACTCCAGCATCAGGTAGTTCTACTACCTTTAAAGCAATAAGAACATCTATCAATACTTAAAATTACTAAATATTAAAGTAATAATGTTTAAACCCAATGATTTCCTTTGCAGATTTTCGACAGGAGAACATTAAAGAGTCGATTCAAATCAAATCACGCAGAGGAAATATTGTTGATGTTTATCTTGGTTGGAGAGGAAAAGGCTACATGATAAAAATGTTTTTTCCAACAATCAAGATTCCATCCCGCAGAGAAGTTCAGGATCAGGTAGATAAAGTTTATCCTGGAGCTAAACTCTGGAATTACCAAGTTTCCGACTATGAACCAGGAGCACCACTCCTCCAAACAGGAGGTACAAGTTAAAGAATTGGAGAAAAAATTAGAAAGACTAGAAAAAATTATAGAATTGCAACAGAGAACCAGAGACCATGATAAAAAATTTGGAAAATATGAAATGATGTAGGAGGTTATTATGTCAGACAACATTTATCTAGGTAATCCCAACCTAAAAAAAGCGAATGTAGA